GGAGCGCAAATCACTTTGCCTGCAGTAGCAACATCAGCAGGTTTACGATTTAAGTTTATCGTAGGTCAATTGTTCGCAACTACAGATTGGACGGTAAAGGCGGCTACAAATGTTATTGAAGGAAGCGTATTAGTTAACGGAGCACACGTAGCAGGAGTTGACGAAAACACAATTTCTTTTGTGGCATCAGCAGAGGCAATCGGCGACTTCGCAGAATTAGTTTGTGACGGAACAAATTGGTATGTAAACGGGTCAGGGGTTGCAGCAGGATCAATCACTTTAACAGCAGTTTAATTTAAAATAATATTATAAAATGAGTACAACTACTTCAGTTACTACCTCTTATTCGGGAGAATTTGCAGGAAAATACATTGCGGCGGCTTTATTGCCTGCACCAACTTTGGCAAGTAATTTAATTACGATTATGCCGAACGTTAAGTTTAAGTCAGTAATGAAACGACTTGCAACTGACAAATTATTATCTAACGCATCTTGCGACTTCAATCCAGCAGGCACGATTACCTTAACAGAAAGAGTAATCCAACCGAAAGAATTACAAGTTAACCGCCAATTGTGTAAAACAACTTTCAGAAATGATTGGGACGCAATCGAAATGGGTTATTCAGCATTTGATGTTATGCCGAAATCGTTTACAGACTTCTTATTAGCACAATACGCAGAAAAAGTAGCTTCTGAAAACGAAGTAAACATTTGGAGAGGTGTTGCATCTAATAACGGAGAGTTTGACGGATTCACTACTTTGTTGGCTTTAGACCCAGCTTTACCAACAACGCAAGAACTTGCATTAGTAGGTGGTGGTTTGACTTCAACTAACGTAATTGCAGAAATAGGAAAAGTACTTGACGCTACTCCTTTAGCAGTTTCAGCACGTGAAGATTTCCATATTTATGTTTCAACAAACGTTTTTAGATTGTATGTTCGTGCATTAGGTGGATTTGCTACTAACATCGGTGCAAACGGTGTTGACGGTAAAGGTTCAATGTGGTTTAACGGAGGTGCAATCCTACCTTTTGAAGGTGTTAAATTAGCACACGCACCTGGTTTACCTGCATCTACAATGATTGCAACAACTAAAGAAAATTTAGTGTTTGGAACTGGTTTACTTAACGATGCAAACGAAGTTAGACTTTTGGATATGGCAGATACTGACGGTTCACAAAACGTTAGAATCGTTATGAGAATGACGGCAGGTGTTCAATACGGAATCGTTGAGGACATCGTTACATACAACGTTACTAACTCAGTAAACTAAGAACTTATGTGCGACTTAGCTAACGGAAGACAAGAAGTTTGTAAGGACTCAATCGGTGGATTAGACGCGGTATATTTAATTAACTTCGGGGATTTCAACCCCGAGGTTGATGTTACTTATTCATCAACGGCAGGTGAGGAAGATATTATCACCGCAATTGCAAACGTAACAGCGTGTTTTAAATTCACTTTAAAAGGAACTAATAGTTTCACTGAAACTATCACAACTGACAGAAACAACGGTACAACTTTCTTTTCACAAGAATTAAGTATTACGTTGAAAAAGCAGGACGCAAAAACTACTAAAATGGTTAAATTGCTATCATACGGAAGACCGCATATTATTGTAAGAGGTCGCGACAACCTTTACAGAATTGCAGGTTTAAGACGTGGAATGGATTTAACAGCAGGAAGTATTGCAAGCGGTGTTGAGGCAGGCGACATGAACGGTTATACATTGACGTTTACAGGCATCGAAAATTTGCCAGCAAACGTAATCAATTGCAATACCGAAGCAGGTTTATTAACTGATTTAACTGGATTAACGGCTTTCACAAATACATAATTTTGTTTGATTGTCTCCATAGAAAGAGGGTTGCAGAAATGTAACCCTTTTTTTATGCAACAGAATTACACTTTAATAGTTTTAATAATATGAATGTTTTACAAGTTAGTACATCAAGCCAAATATTGAAATGCGCGCCACGTAGCACAACGATTACGCATATTGTAGTGATAGATCAAGAAGCAGGAACAAGCGCAACGATTAACGCACCGACTATCATTGATTATGGTTATTATATCGGAGTTCAAGCGGTGTATTCTTTAAAGGCAGGTCGTTTTTATATCGTGCAATTATACAACCTTACTAACTTTTTAGGAAGCGAGCAGGTATGGTGTTACAAGGCAGGGTTGCAAACAGACGAACATTCAAGTAATAATGATTTTGTGATGTTATGAATATAGACGTAATAAATTTGGCGCAATACGAAGCACCGCAGATAATAGAATCGAAGCAAAAAGGTTATGTAACGTTTGGCGAAAACAATAGTTACTTTCAATTTCTTATAGACCGTTATCGAAAATCGGCTACTAATCAATCTATTATAAACAACGTTACACGTTTAATGTATGGTAAAGGATTAGGAGTAATTGATGCGAGCAGAAAACCAAGCGAATATGCACAAGTAATGGCACTTTTTAACAAGGATTGTTTAAGAAAACTTTGCTTTGATTTAAAAACATTAGGTCAGTGCGCTATCCAAGTACACTACAACGACAAGCACGATAAAATATTAAAGGCGTTTCATATTGATATGAACCTTTTAGCGCCTGAGAAATGCGACGATGAAGGGAAAATTAACAAATGGTACTATTCCAATAACTGGGAAGACATTAAGAAATTTCCACCTAAACCATTTGCTACATTTAGAAGCTCAAAAGATAAAGTTGAAATCTTAGTAATTAAACCTTATGCAATTGGAATGAAGTATTTTTCTTTGCCCGATTACGTTGCAGGAACGGCTTACGCGTTACTTGAAGAAGAAGTAAGCGATTACCTTATTGAGGAGGTGCAAAACAGATTTAGCGGAACGACCGTAGTTAATTTTAATAATGGACAACCTGACATCGAAACGCAAAATTTGTTACAGCAACAAATTAAAAACAAGCTAACTGGTAGTAAAGGTCAAAGAGTAATCGTTGGATTTAATAATAACAAAGAAACAGCAACAACAGTTGAGTCTATTGCTTTGAACGATGCACCTGATTTATATAGTCAAATGAGTTTAGAATGTGAGCGTAAAATTATGGTTTCGCATTCCATTACAAGCGGTTTACTTTTAGGTTTAGGAAGCGCAAACGGATTCGGAAGCAATGCAGATGAATTAAAAAATGCGTTTGTATTATTCGACAATATGGTTATTAGACCTTTACAGCAACTTTTGATTGATGGATTAGAACAAATAACATCTTTCAACGGAAATACGGCTAAATTGTTTTTTAAGACGTTACAACCTTTGGAGTTTACTGATTTGGAAAACGTGCAATCGAGCGAAGATAAACAAGAAGAAACGGGAACGGAATTGAGTAAACAAGAAAGCGAAGACGATAAAGTCGCACAAGCGTTAATTGATTTAGGCGAAGATATGCCAGATAATTGGGTATTGATTGATAGTTACGAAGTTGATTACGAAAATGACGATTTAGAAGATGCAGAAATTGAAGCATTAAATAATAAAAAACCGAGCTTATTAAGTCAAGTTTATAATTTCGTTTCAACGGGAACAGCAAACCCACGAGCGAAAAGTGAACAAGATGCAAAAGTTGACGGTATTAAATTTATGGTTCGATATACTTATGAGGGAGGATTAAGAGATAATTCAAGAGAATTTTGTCGTAAAATGGTAGGAGCAAATAAGCTATATCGAAAAGAAGATATTATAAGAATGGGAGCTTTACCTGTTAATAAAGGTTGGGGACCACGTGGGGCAGATACTTATTCAGTATGGTTGTATAAAGGCGGTGGCTCATGTTTTCACAAATGGATGCGTAAAACGTTTGTTGCTTTTGATGAAAAAACTGGAATCGACCCGTTAAGTCCGAAAGCTAAAACGATATCTACAAACAAGGCAGAAAAAGCAGGTTATAGAGTTCGCAACCCGAATTTAGTAGCCGTGCGCCCAATTGATATGCCAAACAAAGGATTTTTACCTAAATAACACAAAATGGCAGAAGCACTAATTATAACAAGGGATGACGTGGTAAAATTCACGTCTTTAAATGGTAACGTTGACCCTGACAAATTTATTCAATATATTAAGATAGCCCAAGATATTCACGTACAAAAGTATTTAGGTACTGATTTACTTGAAAAGATAAAAGCAGATATTATTGCGAATACTTTAGGTGGTAACTATTTGACACTTGTGAACACTTATATTAAACCGATGTTGATCCATTGGGCGATGGTGGAATATTTACCTTATTCAGCATACACGATTGGAAACAAAGGTGTTTATAAGCACAGCGCAGAACAAAGCGAGAATATCGACCGTTTAGAATTATCTTTATTGATTGATAAACAAACGCAAACGGCAAACCATTACAGCAGTAGATTTGTTGATTATATGTGTTTTAACCAAGCTTTGTTTCCTGAATACAACAGCAACAGTAACGGTGATATTTATCCGAGTTCAGACACTAACTTTACTAACTGGGTTTTATGAAAAAGCGGTCAAAAAAGAACATTGAAAAATTAATGGTTTTCCTTCAACAAATCGAACAAGAAAAACCAAAGGAAAAGAAATGAGTTATTTTAAGATACTTGATACACTTAGAGCGCAGTTACAAGCGACTAACCTAATTTCCACGATTACGGACGGGCAAATTAGCGACATTGATTTAGCGAAACAAACGATTTTCCCTTTAGCGCATATTATTATTAATTCAGCAAGTATTGAAGGTAAAATGCAACGCTTTAATATTACTGTTTTAGCGATGGACATTTTGGACAGCAAGGAAAAATACGACCTTGAACCGTCTATAATGAATGCGATGTTGCAAGCGCTTAACCGAGTTCACGACATTATGAAACGAGGGGATTTAAACCCTGACTATATTATGATGGACGGCGATGCAACCTTAGAACCGTTTACTGATAGATTTGAGAATAAGTTGGCAGGTTGGGCTATGACATTCGATGTTATTATGCCGTCCGATATGACCGTTTGCGATACTGGATTTACGAGCGGTTGTCCAAATGTTACGGTAACAGACGGAAGCGAAACAATACAAGTTTTAGCAGGAGGTACATACACTTGTGAGGGTGGTTCAGCTTCGGTTGTTGTAAGTAATTCAAACGATACTTATTCAGTTACAACAGATGAAAATTTAGAATTACCTAATACAACAGTAAACGTTTACGTTGACGGTATATTAAACCAAACGGGAAGTATTGTAACTTTAGACCCTAATCAAACAATAAATATAAGCGCATGAGTTTAGATATAAATTTAACTGGAGTTGAGAAGACTTCTAATAAGAAAACAACTTTAACTGATAATTCCGACACGTTTTACCCAACTCAAAAGGCGGTTAAAACGGCAGTTGATGCGAAGGAAAATACAATAACAGCAGGTACAACAGCGCAGTATTTTCGTGGCGATAAAACGTTTCAGACGTTAGATAAAACAGCAGTTGGATTAAGTAACGTTGATAATACAAGCGATGCGAATAAACCCGTTTCAACAGCTACTCAAACAGCATTGAATACAAAGTTTAACACACCAACGGGAACAACAGCGCAGTATCTTCGTGGTGACGGAACTGTTGCGACTTTTCCAACTATTCCAGACACTTCTGATTTTGTGGAAAAATCCGATTTCACTGCGCATTCAATATTAGCCAAGCAAAGTGGAGCGAGTGACCCCGTTGCAGTATCAATTGGAAACAATGAGATTTTAGGTAGAAAAAGCGGAGGTGGTTCTAATATTGAAGGGCTTTCGGTTAGCGAGGTAAAAAGTTTACTAAATTATACAGCTTCGGACGTTGGAGCGGTTGCAACTAATTCAGTTATAACGGGAGCAACGAAAACTAAAATTACTTACGATGCGAAAGGACTTGTAACAGTAGGAGCAGACGCAACCACAGCGGATATTGCGGATAGTTCAAATAAGCGTTACGTAACGGACGCTAACCTTGTTGTAATAGGAAATACAAGCGGAACAAATACGGGAGATGAAACGCAAAGCAGTATATTAGCGAAGTTGGGTTTTGTCAATAAGCAACAATTTGGCGGAACGGTGACGGGAACAACGTCAGAAACGATAGTACACACTTATTCATTTTCAGCCAATGAATTGAGCGCGAATACTATATTGCATTTTGAAACTCAATTCTTTCGAGTTTCACCGTCCGCAAATGGTACATTTAGACTGAAGTTAAACACTTCCAATACGCTTGTTGGTTCTGTTCAATTAGCTACTAACGGCATGGGGGGTAATACAAGTACGTTTGCATCTGTGCGGAGAAAATTAACTATAAGTGGTGGAAATATAATTGGCTTTCCACCTACAACATCGGTCGCATCAGATTTATTGAGTTCAGCAATTGCAACATTAAGTAACGCTATCGATGTCACACAGCCACTTTGGTTTTTTGTGACTTATCAGCCGTCAGGGTCTGGAGATAGTGCAACTTGTTCATTTTCACATTTAAAGAATTTCTAACATGAAAAGTATAGTTGACCGAAATACGTGTAAATTTCTTTATTGCCGACTAGACGAACCAACGGAAGTAAATGAAGTTGCCATTAACCAAACTTATGACCTTGAAAATCCTGAGGGTAAAGAAATATTTTATAATTTTGAAACAAAACAGTTTTATACGAAATGATACAGAACGGGCTTGAACTGCTACATAAATACGGTGCAAAGAATTTATTTTTTATAAGTGCAATTGTTTACTTATATTTCTCGATTCAGAAGGCTGAAAAAAAGATTGAAGTAATTGAAGCGAAGTTATACGATTGTTATGAAGATAGGGTTTTGATCCAACGAAACGCAAATAATTCATATCAAACACCAAAACGATTAATTGCAATTTTACCAAATGAAAAAAATAATTTACGACACACTCGCACCAAAAGGAACGTTTGAACAGAAACGAGTAGCTTCATTTACAGCGTTTTGGGTTGCCGTTGGTTTAGCGGTTTCTGGATTTCATTATGATATAGTTTTGATTTTTATAGGTTATTCAGCCACAGCAATCGGTTTAAATGTTTGGAATAAGAAGATAGATAAGGAATAATTAGTAAATTTACACTTTCATATTCGTTTTTTATTAAGGTTAGGAAAGCCGTTTGTTAATTCAGACGGTTTTTTTTATCTTTGTTTGTCATTGCAAAAATTGTGTTTGACTTAGCAAATTATCCAATCGCATTGCTTAAAGTTGCGTAGCCTACTCACGAAGTAGGCTTTTTTTATGCCTAATTTTCAGCAAGTTAAAAAATAATTGTAAAATAATTCAGTAAATGTTTTGCCGAATGGAAAATAAACCTTAGATTTGTTCAACATTTAAAACAAAGGAATTATGAAAGCAACTGAAATGATTAAAGCAGAAATGAAAAGAAGAACAGATTTAGTAGAATGTTTAGAGTTCAGAACTAAATGTGTTGAAGTAGCTAAAAAATTAGGCATAACAGCTGAAGAGTGGAATAAAAACAAAGTAGGTATACTTTTATTTATGGCTAATGAATTTTGCGCAATTGAAAACAGATTAAACAAAGCATAATCAATCAGGGGGTGCGCATCTGTAACGCACGATAAATTAAACGAAATGAAAATATCCCACCAACAAGCACGAAAAGAAGTAACCTTGTTCTATATTCAACAAGGGTACTCAAGCCTCTTAGAAGCGTGCGAAACGGCACAAATAAGCTATTCTTCAATATATAAGCAATTGAACGGAATCAACGCTTTAAAATTGTACTCAATAAAAGAATTGATTGAAAAGCTTAATGAGAAATACACAGCAAAGGAGATTGACGGTAAATTAATAATTGTGAGAAGATGAAAATGTACGAATACGATGTAAAAGATTTGGAAATGTATAAATATCCATTTAGCAAAAACAAATTTAGAGTTAAAAAAATGATTCACGCTTTTGCTTTGGAACATATACGATTTCAAGATTGGATGGAAAATAAAAGGAATACCAAATGAAACAAATCATTAAAACCCTTATAATTTTCGTTGCCTTATACGTGCTATGTTGTGCATTTTATGCCACGAATGAAATTTTTAAACTAATACAAAACCACTCATAACCACAATTAGCCGTTCGTCATAATAACACAAATCGGACGGCTTTTAACTTTAAATTTACGATATGAAACTAGACAGAGATCAAATTATTAGAATTATTTGCACGTATGAGCAAGAATTAAAAAATAACTACATAGAAAATAGAGATGCTTTTGGTTCGGCTGATTATAGCACACAAAGAGCAGTTGAGAAATGGTTAGTAGTTGAAGAGTTAATGGAAAGATTAGAATTAACAATTAATGATTAGCGAAATGAAAAACGAAACAATCCAAGAAAAACTTGCACGACTTACAGCAGTTGAACGAAATTCACTTTATAAGCAATGCGACATTTGTAAAGGTGATGCGACAATAGTAGTAAATGCAGACTTTAATGAAAATCCGATTTACGATGAAACAGAAAATTGCCCCAATTGTTCAACTGGTGAAGTTGCCAACAAAGAGGTGATTGAAGAGCGAATGTTTGAATACGAATGTTTGATTAGTAAGATTAATGAAAAAATCAAACGATTACACGAATTAGCAAATGAAGTTGAGGAGCATAGATATTGGCTAAAAAAGAGGTTATGAAAACAATCACAATAAACCTAACTTGCGAAGATTCTCATTACCTTACTTTGGTACTTGAAAAAGCATCACAGCAAATAAAACAAGGTGGTGAAAAAGGTAGTTTCACTTCGCAAGGAATTGCGGTTAATTACACGGTCGAAACAATCGACTGCGCTAAGCCTGAAAGAGAAGTGAGAAAAGAAATGATCAACGGAGTTATTCACGAATTTGTAAAATCTAAGATATGAAAACACAATTAAGAAAATTCGACATAATTATTGTAGATAGTGAAATCGTACAGTATTTAGGTAATGAAATGGATATGGGAATTTGGATTCAAGATATTCATTGCAAAAAAGAATTAAGTCATATTGATTTAATCCAAAGAAAAGCCACGAAAGACGAAACTAAATGGTTTTGTGAGAATACTGAAAATATTGATTTCACAACACCTAATACTGAAATAAGATGAAAACACACCTACTAAAAACCGAAACCAACGGAAAAGCTAACTATCAGATAGTAGAACAAAACCACGAATTACCAAAGGACACGAAGTATTTCATTAAATACAGACCTTGCATCTACAAAGGCGTTGAATGTGCTATTATTGAAAAGTCATTAAACAGCGTTTTAGTGTTGTTTGAAGGGAGTGAAATTAGAACAAGTTACAGCTTAATAAAAGAAATCTAAAAACAAATATAATATGAACACTTACACAATCACAATCGGAGCGTTAACGCTTATTTCAACGGGATTTTCGATTCTGTTAACTTTGAAGTACATCACTTTGAAAACGTACTATAAAAGAAAATGCGAACGCCACGATCAACTTAATGAGCAACTAGCAACGGCTAATGATATGCTTAAAGATTTGTTTGCAGAGGACAAACGCAAGAACGCTAAACTATTAGCTAAAAATCAAGAAATTCAAAAACTTAAAGAACAAGCGAAATGACAGCAGTAGAATGGTTGATTGAAAATTCTCATATAATTCCTAAAAACGAATTGAATAAAAGAGAATTAATTAAACAAGCCAAAGAAATGGAGAAAGAGCAGATAATAAATACTTATAGAGATGGTAGGAGCGACCAACAATCTGAAAAACCAAGTAGATTTTATAATAGAATGGCAGAACAATACTACAACGAAACTTTTAAACCCGAATAAAATGAGTAACGAAAGACACCTAAAAGAAACAATCCAACGACAAGCGGATAAAATCAAAGAATTAGAAGCGGACTGGCTTGACGAATACACAAAATGTCAGCTGATAGGTAAAGAGATTGA